TTGAATTTAGACTAGCTTTAGATTTAGGCATGACAGTTGATGCTCTTAGAAAGTCTATGAGTATGCAAGAATTTGAGTCTTGGAAGTTATACTACATAGATAGAAACAAAAAAGAGCAGAAAGCTATCACAGAGGCTAATGCTAAAGCTAAATTGAGGAGATAATTAAATGGCAAGAACAACACTTGAGATGTTTATCAAGATTGTTGGTGCTAATAAAGTATCAAAAGCATTAGATAATGTATCTGATAGTGCTAAAAGAACTCATAATCAAGTAGAAAAAAACACTAAAGCCAATGCACAATTTGCTGCAGGTATGTCAGGTCTTAGTAAAGCAGCAATTACAGGTGCAGCAGCAATAGCAGCTAAATCATTGTTTGATTTTTCATTAGCAGCTATACAAGCAGCTAGTTCAGCTCAAGAAGCTGCAGGTGCTTTTGGAACTACTTTTGCAGGAGCTGCAGAAAAACTTAATGAACAACTAGAAGAAAATGCTAATTTATTTGGTTTAACAACATCAGAAGCACAGCAATTAGTTGGTGTATTTGGTGCTGTTGCACAGGGTATTGGTTTTACTCAAGAGGAATCAGCAGATTTATCAGCTAGAATTTTTGAATTGTCTGGAGACATAGCATCATTTAACAATATAACTGCAGGTGCAGAGCCTGTACTACAAGCATTTAGATCAGCAATTGTTGGAGAAAGAGAATCACTTAAAACTTATGGTATAGCTATAGGAGAAGCTGAGGTACAAACTAAGGCTTTTGAGATGACAGGAAAAACTTCTACTGATCAATTAACTAGACAAGATAAAGCATTAGCAACAGTTGAATTAGCTTTTGAACAAGCATCAGTTCAGATAGGTAATGCAAAAAGAGAAGAAGAGGGATTTGCTGCTCAATCTCTTATAGCAAGAAGTGCTACACAAGAACTTAGAGAGGAACTTGGAGAACAATTACTACCTGCAGCAGGAGAAATACTTAGAACATTTAATGAAATTAGAACAGATGCAACTCCTGCATTAATAAATAGATTTTCTGATTTAAATACACAAGTTATAGGAACAGTAGCTATATTTAATGAATTAAGAGATGCCTTAAGTGATAACAATGATGAACAGGGTAAAGTTGAAAAGGTTCTAGATACAGGTATAACTAAATATAATATTTTTGGAAAAATACTAACTGCTTTTGGTATTAAACAAAAAGCACAGAATATTCTAAATGAAGTTCAAGCAACATCAACTGAGAAACTTACTCAACAATTATCTAATTACAAACAAAATACTGATGCAATAACTAAATCAATGCAAAAAAATAGAACTCAAACAAATATCAATAGAGTTGCACAAGATAAGTTTCAAACATTACTAAATAAAAAATCACTACCTGCTCTTGAAAAATATTTAACATTTATGAATCTTTTGAATGAGGAAAATGATGATGTTATTGATAGAAGCAAAGAGCTATCAGATGCACAAGATAGAGTAACTGAAGCACAAAGAAAAGAAGCTCTTTCTACAGCAGAGGAAGCATTACAGAAAAAAGAATTACAAAAAGAAATAGCAGAGTTGTTATTTTTCCAGAAACAGGGTGCTGATGTATCTGAGGAGTTAGCAGTAGCACAAGAAAAACTTAGATTAATAGAGTTTGAATTAACAAGAGAATCTGAGGAGCTTAGAGATGCTAAAGCTGATTTAGCAGAAGTAGAAGCAGAGTTAGTTCCTAAAGTTGAGGAAACTACAAACAAATTAGCAGATCAAGCACAAAAATTCTTAGAACTTAATGAAAAAGTAGATGCTTTCAAAGAATTAGCTGCTGATGAGGAGTTTATGGCTATTGCTAAAGAAGCAGGAATAGCAAATCCATTTTTAGCAACAGGTTTAGGTTTAATGAGTGGATTAGCAAAATTACAGGGATTAAATGAAAGAGCACAAGAACTTAATAATTTTGCAAAAGCTGCAGAGAGATTAGCAGCAGCACAAGCAGGAATGTTTAAAGATGTTCCTACAACACAATTTAGACTTCCTGATATTAAACCTGAAGATTTACTACCACCTGATTTTATAGATAAAGGTTTGCTAGATGCACTTGCAGATGTTAATAATGGTGCAGTAGTAGATGGAAGTATTTTAGGAGATAACTCAAATGTTAAGTCAGGTAATAATGGTGGTGGAGATACTAATCTTAATTTAACTTTAGAGCTTGATGGAGAAGCTATACAAAAATTTAATACTAAAATCCAACAACAGGGAAAAACATTTTTGGTTGGCTGATGTCAGTTCCTTTTGATTCTAATGTTAATTTAATAGTTGAAATAGCTTTTGATAGTAATCCACTAGATAGCACACAAAATTGGACAGATGTATCTGCTTATTTAAGAAATTTTGATACAAACAGAGGCAGAATAAGCAACTTATCACAATTCCAGACAGGAACAGCAGTTGTTACTTTAGATAACAGAGATAATAGATTTAGCCCAAATCAAACAACTTATTATTATGATGCAACTAATGGCAGAACTAAAATACAACCTCTTAAAAGGCTTAGAATAAGAGCTGAGTATGATTCTACAACTTATGATCTCTTTCATGGCTTTGTAGAGAGCTTTCCTATTCAATATGCAGGACAGGGCTATGATGCCTCTACAAAAATAAGAGTTGTAGATGCTTTTAAGCTATTCTTTAATGCAACTTTAGATGGTATTGGGTGGCAGTTAGGGATTTCTAAACTTGGATCTACTACTAGACTAACACTTACTCAAGCACAAGAATTAAGCTCTGTGAGAGTTAAAAACATACTTGATAGCTTTGGTTATAGTAATCAAGCAATATCTACAGGACAATTAGAAGTTCAAACACAATCAGAAACAGATAATCTACTTGCAGCTCTTAGAAAAGTAGAAACTGCAGAAAATGGTACTTTCTTTATAGCAGCTAATGGAGATGCAACATTTAGAGATAGAAATTACAGATTAGTAAATACAACAACTCCAGATGCTACTTTTGGGCAGGGAGTAGGAGAGTTACCTTATGTTGATATTATTAGCTCTTATGATGATAATAAAATTGTTAATACAGTACAGAGAACAAGAGAGGGTGGATCTACACAGATTGCTATAGATTCAGACTCAGTAGAGAGATTTGGAACTCATGTTTTAACTGAATCTGGAACATTAAATGTTAGTGATGCTAATGCTTTATCAATAGCTAGTCAGAAAGTAGTAGCTAACTCTATTCCACAAACAACAGTAGAGAGCTTATCTTTTGCTCCTCAACAAGATATAAATTTATGGGAAAAAGCACTAGGATTAGATATAGGAAGTTATGTAGAAACTCAAGTAACAACTCCATCTACAGACATAGAAACTTATGATTTGTTTATAGAAAGAATAAGGCATAAAGTAGATGCTAGAAACAAGACTTGGAATTGGCAGATTGGTTTATCTCCTGCTGAAACAGGAGCTTGGATTCTAGGAGTTAATAGTTTAGGAATTGATACTAACTTAAGTTATACTTAGAAAGAATTAAGGAGATTTTATAAATGGCAGCAGGTAATTGGGTAGATTGGAACACAGGAGATCTTGTAACAGCAGCAGCATTTCAAGATATGCAAGATTCAATAGTTTTTATTTATGCCTCAGAATCAGCAGCAAACTCAGCTTTAACAAATAAAGTAGAGGGAACAGTATTTTTTGACACAGGAGCTAATCAGCTTAAAGTTTGGGATGGCTCAGCTTGGCAAGAAGCTTTAACTAATCCAATTAAAGGATATTTTGAAACAGATCAAGCAGTTACTTCAAGCTCTGGAGTTGTAGCAATAGATTTAGATAGTGGCAACACAGGAACAATTACTTTAACTGAAAATATTACAGATATAGATTTTACTAATGTTCCAACTAATGGAGTTTCAAGTTTTACACTTCAAATAACTCAAGATGCTTCATCAGCTTATACAGTTGCAATTAATGCTGTAACAGTAAATGGTGGATCTGATGTAACAGCAAAGACAGCAGGTGGTGCAGGTTATACAATGAGTTCAACATTATCAGGAATTGATCTAGTAACTTTTCTTTTTGTAGATGCAGGAACACCATTACTTAATGCACTACAAGATTTTAGTTAGGAGTTAGCTTATGCCATTAGGTGCAGCAAGATTTGGACTTCTTGGAGGAGTTGCAGATTTAGGCAAATTAGAATTAATTGAAACTCAAACTATAACTACATCTAGTTCATCTATAG